TGCAATTCCTTAATCTTTTTACTTGCTTCATCGCGTGCCCTTCCTAATTCATCTTTTACAGCTGTATTAGTAAGAGCTATCTTTTCGCGCCATAACGCTACATATTGATCTAGTTCTGGCTGCGACATCTGAGATAGCGCTCGAATTTGTCCTGCTGCTTCTGGCCCTAATTTATATAACTCTTCTTTAAGTTCAACAGGTATACGAGCACCTAAAGCTTTCATATCTTTAACCCATCCACGCATTAAATCGACTTGGCTTTTCAAATTATTTTTCAAGTCTTCGCCTTTAAAGGTTTCCCTTTGCACCTTCTTAAATAAATCAGCGAAATTATATACCTCATCTATACGTTTCTGATATTGTTTGTTGTATTCGTCAGTGATTGCTTGTTGTTGCTTACGTATATCTGCGGGGTCAGGTCCTTTTGCAGCTTTCCACATAGCAGCAGTGAATAGTGTAAAACTAGCTACTGTGGCTAATGCTGTCATTTGTAAACGAATCAGACCTGTATTTATGATCCGAATCTGATCATTTAACTGCTTCATACTAGCGTTAGGGCCAACAAATTCTAACGCTAATTGAGCGGCGTTTCCGGATTGCGCAAAACGATTAAACGCACCTACAGCAGTTAAAGCGCCACGGGATAAGTTGTAGAATGGATTCCCCATAGCAGTTAAATTGCCTTTCAATCTATCAGCCATAAGTGTCATATTTCGCATTGTACCAATTGTTTGAANAATTGATGCCATTTTCATGCGGTTTAGGTTCATCATCGCNTCATTAGCTTTTTTCTCCGCCGCACCTAAAGCCGTAACCTCTCGTATTAAATCACGTGTAGAACCCTGGTAATTCCCCATACTCATACCTAAATCAAGATAAGCTAACTTTGTACGCTTTAACTCTTCAATATGAGGCTCCATAGCAGCACGTTGTTCTGCTTTCATTTGTCGTAGGCGTCTGCTATATTCACTATTGGAATTCCCCATATTTTCAATACTACGACGATATTCACGAGAACTTCTGCTTGTTGTACTCACAAAATCATTCATTTCTTGACGCATCTGTTGTATTTCGCGACGCATCTGATCTGTTTCAGCTCTAAACTGGACTACTAATTCTTCATTTGTTGCCAAACTCTCACCTGCCTCTCATTAACCAAAATTGAGATTTTGTAAGAATTGCATATCTTCTTCTACTTTTTGTTTCTTTTCTTCTATGGTTAACGAACGTTTTTTATCATCGTTTAATTTATCGCGGTTGAATAAATCAGTTGGTTTTAACTTCTTTTTAGGATCATGATGATAAGAAGAACGCATCATGATTGCAAAAACACTGTATGTTTGTAGTTCATCAAGATGCTGTTCATTTCTACCAATCATCATATTATCGAATTCTCGTGGTGTAAGTTCCATAACTTCACTTGGTAATAAATTTAAATATCTAAACCCATCTTGTTGCACCTTATCAAGATCATCTCGAGTGAATTCTCTTACTTTTCGTCCTTCCCGAACATGTCGTCTAGCATCTCTTGCATTTCTGGATTCTCCGCTGCTTCCGGATGTTTCGCTAAGTACTGTTTCTTCATTTGTTTTCGGCGCTTTTTTGTCGTGTTTTGGTAGAAAGAGCTTTCAGCTACCACCTCCTTTAAAAGTTCCTCAATAAATTCTTGCGAAATCTTTCCTGCTTCAAATTGTTTTTCAATATTCTCCATAACTTTATCGCGTGTAAATCCTTGTTTTGTATGCATTAATCCGAAATATACTGCATCAACAAATAATTCTAGATCTCCTTGCATGCAAGCCATGATTACTGCATCCGAACCACCTTCATACTTTTTGTTCAGTTCATAAATGTTCCCAAAAGTTAATTTTAAGTCGTATTCTTTTCCATCAATTTCAAAACGCATATATATCAATCTCCTTTTAGTTGAGTGTAATTTTCTAATTTAAAAAGAGCAGGCATTATGCCCACTCTTAAGCTCCTGCTGATACCGTTTCGCCTGCACCTGGAGGAATTGTAGTTAATTTTTCTGTAATTACTGAACCAGACAATTTAACTTCCAAGGAATAGGTAGCAAATTCTCCTGTTGAAGCAGTCTTTTCAAACGAAGTGATCATGTAAGTTCCTTTTTCTGCTTCTTTTGTACGTTTGTTAATTTCATAGATTTCAATATATTCTTTATTACGTAATTTTTTTAGTGCTGCAGCAGGGAATGGGTCACCCTCTGCCATGAGTCCTTCAAATGAACGTGTCTCAGTTACTTTTCCATAATCTGAAATTGTTCTATCTTTCGAAGCTGCTTCAATTTCATCAGCTTCTACACTATGAGAGGAATCTGTTTGGTCAAACGGACGTACCATAGTATCTTTGTCTGTAGCATCTTTAATAACTGCAGCAATTAAGAAATCATCACCGCGCATCATTTTGTTTTTTACTTCAGCCATCTATATTCACGCTCCTTAATTTGTATAAGCTTGTTGGTATTCAAAAATCATTGTTAATTGTGCTGAACCAACTCCACTTGGAGCGGTTGTTACTCTTCGAAAATAAGTCGTATCCATTGATTCGCTGCTATCTTCATTACGAAGGTGTACNGTATAACCGTTGCTTCTGATTTTATTAGCAATCATTTCAGCTGTTTGCATTGCCTTATCTGTCGTTGTATTAAAGAACCTTACTATCATCGTGTATAGTAAGGTGTAATGATCTTTTGAAGTTTTATCATCATTTATAGATAAAATCGGATAATATACTGATGGAATAACTAGTTCTTCTGGAACTTGATCATGATAAACGAATGTATTAGCAGGTAGGCTGTCATATACAAAAGCTTTCATAGAACCATGTATTTGCCCATACATAATTATCTCGCTCCATTCTGCACCCAGTTTCTAAATTGCCGATCAAATGAACGTTGGAACATGCGCTCATATATTGCTACTGCGTTATCCCAATATGGACGACCTTCTATGAATTTAGCAGTAAGCATCATTCCAGTAGGTGCATGTGGATCATATTCAAAGTTATGACCTTCCCATCTACCAGGAACAAATCGTCTCACCTGCTGCCATCCATCATTTTGANGCTTCGCATACTCCACATTTGTGCCAACCTCTAAAACTAATCCGCCATCAGAGGAACGCCATATGTTTCCGCTACCACCCTTATCAAACGAATTAAGTAGTCGCCTTGTATCAACGACTGCCAGTGAAATGATTTGATTCTGAACCTCTTCTAGAAATTGAAATCCGCTAGATTCAATCCACAAGGCAACATTCTGATCTAATCCGTTCCCCATACGATCTAGCTTCCTACTAAACTCACGAAAACCATGCGTTGTTATTTCTGTAGCCAAGGCTCTGTCTTCCTCTCTGCAATGGCTTTTATATGATTAACCTCACCAGTAAGCGGATGCACTACTGGAAAAGGATTACGTATATAGTAAGTGACATTTGTATTCTTCTTGATCACTTTGTCATTATGTCTCACATCTATACCAGGTATGAATAACACTTTAATTTGTTCTGTATTTAATTGGTTTGGTGACGATTGAATAGTATCAGGAGCAGCGGTAGCTACATTCTCAGTAAAATAGCAACTTTGTTCTGCTATATCAGGGGTTTCATTATAAGAATATATAGTCTCTCCTGGTTGGCCATACTTACCTGGTTGCTCTTTCTTCTGCAAATGGTAAATATCACATTCATGAACAAACATCCCTTGAAGAGACATTAAATCGCCCTCATTTTGAACGTAACTTTATTCTTACCTTTATGATCCATAAACTTCTGCAAGAGATATAAAACAGAAGNTTTCGTTATGCTAGCACTATCCTTCGTATAGGAATAGTCACCGCCGCCAATACTTTCAGACTTAATCCCCTTCATAGCATTTGTATCACTGTTGGTTGAAGCGTAATACTGGGCCAATTTCTTACACGCTAACTTCACTTCTTCTGGTACTTCAGGATATTTCGTCTTATCACTAAAATCTATTTTTGATAAATTATAAATCTCTGTTTCCGCCTCAAGTATGTCCTGCTCCAATAAAGGAACCGGACGTTTTTTCACTTCAGGCAATACAGTGTAATCTATTAATTCTTGAGCAGTAATAAGTGCCATGCTTATCACTCCTCCCCTTTAGATTTGCTACCTTCTTTTCGAACTTCAAATTGTTCATTACCATTTAGATAATCGTAGGTTTTCTTTGTAACTTTTTCTTCTTGGCCCAATAAAAAAAGACGTTCATGGACGTCATATGTTTTACCAACCATTAATTTAGCGTAGTAATTCAGAAGTCATCACTCCTTAACTTTGATAACTTTCGCTACTGCATCTTCCTCTTCAAATTTAGCATCCACTTTAGCAGTTAAAACAATGATGAACTTACGAGCGCGGATATCTTTATCTACTTCAATACGGATATTTCGGCTCATACCAACTACAATGTTTTTAGGATGAGTTAATAGAATGTCAGATACAGTATTTGTTTCATCAGTGTATGGTTGTAACATCGCAATACCATCTACAGGAACACCATACGCTGAAGCTAAACCACCTTGAAGTGAGAAGTCACCAAGGTTTGTTTGTCGTGCTGCAACTTGGTCTTTCCATTCAACTTCTAATCCATGTGAAGTATAGAACTTCCAATCTTTAGGGTTACGAAGGTATTTTGCAGGAACAGCTTTATAGGCTTTCTTAAATACATCTTTAGAGAATGCACCAGCCGCATGATCAATTACATGTGAAGTCACTTGTTTACGTAAGCCATCCAGTAATGTTAAATACGTATCAGCAGAAGATTTGTCACCATTAATAATTAATTCTTCGATATCTAACGCCGCGCGCTCTGCAATCATCTGCATAATAGTATTTTGAAGATTATTACCCTCAATATTATTTTCTAATGTGTCATAAGTAATGTGCACTTCAGCAATTACTTCTTTTGCATTTAACGTGACTGTGCTAGTTGTTGGAGCAGAACGATCAGAATCTTTTAATGGTGTTCCTTCTACACCTGGACGTAGAATACGAGAACCAAAACCGATTTTTTCAATTTTACGTGTATCTGAAGCCATTTGAACAAATCGAGAGTCTTTTAAAATTGTAGGGGCGCTTTGCACCATACGTAAGAATGTATCAGCTTGTTCAGGATTCATTAAACCACCACTAGCTAGTGTGGCAAGAGTCACGTCCGCTTTTTCAATAATTGTTTTGTTATTAAGTGTCATATATATTTTCCTCCTTCAGGCTTACAGTAAGCCATTCCATACAGATTTTTTAACTTCTGTTTTCTCAACAACATCAGTATCTTGTTGATTGCTAATACCTTGAGATTTCTTTAACGCTTCAATTTCTTCACGTAATGGAGCAGTAGCAGCTTCCACAGCTTTTTCTACCTTGATATCCTCTTCTGTTTTTTCCTCATCAAGATTAAGGTGTTTCTTAACAGAAGCTAATTCTTCCTTGATTGGACCTACAGCCTTTTCTACTGCTGAAGTTAATGTCTTTTCAAATTGTTCTTGGTTAAACTCCATATTGTTTCCCTCACTTCCTGCGTCTTCCTGCGAAGGAGTAACGCGTGTTTTTAGATTTGTTAATGATTCAATGGCCGCATCAATATCAGCCATGTTTGTATTACTGATTTTCTTACCTGCTTTTTCTACCGCTGAGAGGAACGTTTCCTCTTCTTTAGCAACTTCAACTTGTTTTTGACCACTAAAAAAGCCCTTCATCGATTGGAAGAAGGACTTAAATTGTTTCTCTTCAGTTTTAGTTACTTCTTCCTCAATCACTTCTGTTTCAGCGACTCCTGCAAGGGAATAACCTTGGAATTCACCCTTCTTAACAGCTTCCCATGTTTCCTCATCTGCTTTTGTAGTAAGGATCCATGTACCTTTCTTTACAGGTTCACCATTAAGCTCCATATCAGCAGGGGCAATATATGATTCAACAACTTCTCCAACTCCTGCTACAAAGTCGTGATTCTTATCGATTTGGCGGTACTTGAGCATAAACTCATGTGCTGCCTTTTCGATAGTCTCAGAGTCTGTAAAATCGCCATGGGCGTCAATTACATCCGGTTCATATACGATTCCATATACTAGACGTTTCTCTTCATGATCGGACTTAATAACCTTCACGGGCTTTTCAAAGTTTGGTTGTTCTTCTGATTTCGTTAAAAAGAACTTGCGTTGGTTTGCTCCATTCTCTACAAAAGAAACGTGTGAAACCTGCAAGTTCTTCAGTTTACGTTTTTTCATTTATTCACCTCCTTTCAAATATTATTCAGCATAGTTTTAGAAGTCTTCATTTCTTACTCAACTCCTTCAAAGTTTCTTCCCTAATCTTCTGCTTCTCCTCTTCGGATAGACCTAAAATGTTGTTATCTACCGCAGGAGACATAACACACTTACAATTAACTCTCTCTTTAGCAGATAAAGAGCTGTCACGAGGAAACATGCAACGTTCACCTGATTTTGGGAGTTCAAACTCATCCTCAACAGGCACCGTTGTACCGTCATACTCCACATGGTTCTCGCGCGGGTCATTCTTCCTCGCACCGCTATGACGCCACTTCTTACCTGTAACAGCAGGGGATTGGCGATATGATTCTAGTTGAGAAGCGGAACAAGCAGCTAAAGTTTCTGTCTGTGCTGTTCTTCTTGCTCTTTTCCGATCAAATTCAGGGAGGTTTTGCAGTTCCCTAGCAATCTCACGGATGCCCTTTCCTTTCTCCAAACCTTCATTTAAAACACGCTCTACTGCCTTGTGTGAGTTAATCTGCATCAACTTACCCAAATCCTCTGACCAACTATTAATCCACTTTGTAGTGCGCTTTGAGAAAATTTTAAACTGGATATCTGGGTCAATCGCATCCATGAACGCAGTAGTCATATCTTTCATCGTGTAATCAAGAAACTTCCTAGCTGCTTTACTCAAGCTTTTAGCAAAGGTATCTGCTCCGAATAGGCTACCAGTAACAAAATTAATGACATCTTTTATTTTGATACCCTTTTCGAGAACATCCTTTTTCGTATAGTTTTTAATTCCATCAACGAAGTGCTTCTTCTGCTTCCGAAGCAGTTTAGCGATTTCCTTTTCGAAATCCTCAACGTATCCTGGTAGCAGTTCCAGTACTTCTAAATCAGCAGGTAGAGAATCTGTAAAATCATCAGTATCAGCCTTCTCGATCCACTTATTCAATGAATTTAGCAGTTTATCAATCTTCTGCATCTTGCATCGACTCCAATAAGTCCCTTAAATCCTTCATGATCATAACCAAATCAGTAGGTGTGCCAGACTTTTGAACAGTTTCTGTTGTTTTCTGCTCGGAAGCTTTCTTAATCGCTTGTAATACCAATGCAATAGGTTGACTCGCTTCTTCTGATTCGAACGGCTCTAAATCCTTATTAAGTACTTTCGCTGCAACTTCACGCAAATCATTGAATGTGGTACCGCCGTATTTACTTAGAACATCTAATATCTTAACCAAGTCTTCAGTGTTACTAATTTCTGGCTTACGTAAGTTCACATATACGTGTTTTAGCTCATATGGANGCAGGAGAATGTTATTTATGATGAATTCAAGTGAGTTTCTTTCTGGCTCAAACACCTGCTCCTCTGTAATCTCTCGTGCTGCATCAGCAGTGGCTCTGTTAAAGTCTCTGCTATACCCTACATAAATATCAGGCAAGCGGAATGCCGATTGTACCTTTTGGCGTGATTTATCATCGTATTCTAAGAATAAAGCGTCATTTTGCAGGATATCTGCTAGTGATTTTAATTCAATGTCTACATTAGGTTGTGTATCACCTACAACACCTTCTTCAGCACTTTCTACTTGTAACAAAAGATATTTATGTTGATTATCCTCACCTTCAACATTCGAAACGTAATCAGTTATGGCTGCTTCGCTATCTTCTGATAAAATCCCATTCTTCAATAAGATAGCCATTGGAATATGACGCCCTTGTTTGAAATAGCGAAGATTTAATTCTTCTGCCTTCCTTGCACCTACCATGTGAACAACATGTGATACCCAACGTGGAATGCCATATGGTCCGTTTCCAATCTTCAAATGGATGACTTCAGTAGCATTTTTCTCTCCTAACGAAATTTCGGAAAACTCACCAGTCTCTTTATTTAAGAAACGCGGATCACCAAACTCTTTAAAGTAAGTATCTACTGCTCCGACTCGTTGTACATAGCGACGGAATACCTTCTTACGCTTAATTTCTTTTCCGTTTACTAAGTACGTTACCTCTTGAGGTTTATTATCCTTACGTGTCACTCGCATGTACTGCGGTAACATATTGATTAATTCAGCAGGTTTTCCTTCTAAATTACGGATTACTTCAATATAACCATTACCAGTCGTTTCTTTATCATCTATACCAGTTTCAAGAATCTCTTTGAATGGCTTGTCGAAACTAAATAAAGGAATGATTTCTGTATCAACTAGTGTCCACTCTGCCTTCTTTTCAAGAGTATCCTCGTCATCCTCTTGTTTATACTTCATTTCATGACCAAATCCAGCTATATTACGCTTGTAAGCATCGATACATTGCCCAAGAATTGTGCTATTTTCTCTAATCTGCTGCAGATCCTCTATTCTATATGGTGGTTCAATGATATCATTCACAGCATACTTCTCATTCTCACTCTCTTGCTGGCGAGATAGTACTTGAGTACTTGTTCCTGCCGCCTTAATTACCTTCGCACTAACTTTCCTTTTATTTGTCATTAAGCTGCTTCACCTCTTTTCTTTTTCTTCTTTTTACGTAATCCGTAAATAACTGTATTAACAAAGTACCTCGTTTCGTCCATATGGTGATCATTCTCTTTCAACGGCTTATCTTCACCACGTTCTACAGATTTCTCATCCCATATATAAGAAGCGAATTCTTTAAAAGTTTCGTTACAGCAGTCATTAAAATAAATAATGCCCGTGTTAAGCGCAACACCGACATTACCAATACCCTCTTTGACATTATTTCGGGCCTTATATACTTTTCGTTTGTTCCTAACTAATAAAGCTATAAATGATGCAGCGGACGGATCAACTACAGTACCACGGATTGGCAAATCCCCTACAAACTTTTCAAAGTCCTCGTAGTATTCCTGGTCTGTTTTCTGCTTTTCTGTTTCTCTACCGCTATAACGGTACTCTTTCACCTTGTACCATACTTCTTCGCCTTTTTCGATGCACTTACCCCACAATCCGTATACCATGGCATTCTGCGTACCATAGTCACAAGAGACAAAGTATTCAACATATTCCCTTTGGATCGTAGGAACTTTATGTTTATTCTCATCAAACATATCGAATATAAGACCGGAAGCAGCTGCCCACAGCCCTAAAATATATCGCTTGAAGAAAACTCCGCTATACATCTTGTAATAACGCTGTTTTACTTTTTCAGACAACGATAAGTTATCATCCATCGTAAAGCGAATGTGTAGTAAGTTCTTTTCTTTCGCCTTATCTAACCATTCTGTTTTAAACCAATGATATGGCCCACCAGGGTTACAGTTAAACCAGACTTTTGAACCTTCTACAGAACAACGTCCAGTTGCTTGGTTAACAAATGAACGAACCATAAGTACAACTTCATCAAAGAAACATCCCGCTAGAGTGATACCTTGGATAAGATCCTGCGAAGCTTCGTCTTTACCACCAAAGATATAAAAGAAGTTTGTCACGCCATCTTTAGTGATGGTAAGCATATTTTCACTTCTATGATCCTTAACCTTATAACCACGAGACTTCAGCATCTTTTTAAGTGGCGTTATAACGTTACGACGGTGTGAACCAATCGTTTTACCACACATACCAAAGTTCTCACCTTCGAATGATTCCATTGCCCACATTACATAGGAAAGAGCCATCGAAACTGTCTTACCAGCACGAATGGAGCCATCGCAAATAATCCCGTCATAATTTTTAACGGGACTATTAGGTTTCCACCAGGTTAATACTTTCAACTGCTTCTTGGAGAACGGCTTAAATTTGAATGGAGCGGGTTTATTTTTACGCTTCGGAATCGTCGTCATGGTCATCCCACACTTCCTCTACCTTACCTTCTAGCGCTTCTTTGAAACCATCGTCTTCGTACTCATCACCATCTTCACCTTTAATACGAGCAGTGTCAGCTTTAATCTTATCAATTTGAGATTTTTGTACTTCCATCTGCATCTTATGGCGTTCCTCTTCAATTTGTCGCTTGAAGTTGTCAGGAACTAAGTCGAAGTACTGAGCCAATTTATCCAAGGCTTTCATTTTGTCAGCAAGTTTAACCGATACGCCATCTTTCCCTAGCTTTACCTCAGTAATTATAGAACCATCAACCATGTCAGCCTCTTGTAAATCGACGAAGTTCATCATTCTAGTGAATTGATTTCCTTCATCATCTTGAAACTCAACTTCCCTTTGACCGAAAGTCACATAGTTAGTAATATCAGCAAAAGCAATCTTAATGTACTCTTTCAACACATCCATCGCTTCCACAAATACATTTTCAACTAACTCACCTTTAAGATCTTTTATATAGGAAGAAACTCGTTCACGCCTTAACAATCGGCTAGCCTGTACATGAGCGCCATCTTTGGAATAACCAGCCTTTAGTGCAGCTTGCGTACCATTGAAGTATTTGACGTAATACAAACAAAAAAGCCGTTCTTTTTCGGTCAGCTCTTCATCCTCTAAAATCTCTTTTAGTTTTTCTTTCGTTTTGGGATTTTTAACATTAGTAACGCTCCTTTTCGCAATAGTAACGTTACCATTCATTTGCTCATCCCATTTATCTTGTGATTTCCACTTTCTGATTTGCGAAGGCTTGAGGTTCAATTCAGCTGCAATATCAATTAGTGGCTTCTCACCTTTACTTGCTTTATATATTTCAAATGCTTTTTCACGATCCGGGCTACGTTGCCTAGCCATATTCACCACCTCGCGGTAATCCCTAAATATTTATTGTCTATATCATTTTATTATTATATAATATTTTATGTCTTTACTTATATGCGATTAAGATATATCGGAATTAGAAAAAGGGATCTTTCGGGATTCCTTTTTTCTATAAGTATTGAAATTCTCTAAAACTCGATGTATTATATTTTTGTATTTTCTCAGTTCCTAAGCCGAGAAAACATCATCACTTCGAAAGGACCCGAACTCCAGCGGGTTCTTTTTATTTACTTGAACTCATTTTCGAATTATTGTATTATATTTTCGGGTCTTGCTCCATAAATCATTATCAGGA